GTTCAGATATAAGAGCAAATACGGTCTAAGAGCACCGATGACACCGCGATGAGCGAAACTCTCTTCAATGAGTGCAAGCAGGAGTTCAGCGAGCTTCAAACCTACAAGGCGACGTTTTCGGCTCAGTGTGAGGAGGTAGCCGAACTAGTTTTGCCAACATCCCGTAATACATTTTATGTAGGCTCGTACAACTTCCCAGGCATGAAGAAGACAGACAGGCAGGTTGATGCATCAGCGATGATGGCCCTGTCGCGGTTCGCTGCCATCCTCGACAGCCTGCTCACCCCACGCAACATGACGTGGCACTTTCTCGAAGCCAACAATGACTACGTGATGAAGCAGCGCGGCGTGCGGCTGTATTTCGAGCAGCTCACCCGTATCCTATTCAAGATGCGCTACGCCCCTACCGCCAATTTCGCCTCGCAAAATCAGAACGTATTCCAATCGCTCGGTGCGTTCGGCAACGGTCTCAACTTCATTGATCAATACGATTGGATAGATGGCGCGGTGGGGCTGCGCTACAAATCAGTCCCGTTCGGTGAAATGTTCCTCCGTGAAAACCATCAGGGCCTAGTGGATGGCTTCTGCCGCTGGTTCCGCCTGACAGGCCCCCAGGCGATGCAGAAGTGGCGCGAGAAAACCCCGATGAAGCTCAGGGAGGCCGCTGATAAATATTCGCAGCAGCCCTTTGAGTTCCTCCACCGCGTGTGCCCCCGCATGGACTATGACCGCGAGCGCTATGATGAGAAGGGGAAGCTGTATGCCAGTTACTATTGCTGTCTTACTACCTCAGAGTTCATTAGCGAAGGAGGCTACAGCAGCTTTCCGTTGGCTCCCGCTCGATACGATCAAGCGCCTGGAGAGGTGTATGGACGCGGACCAGCCATGCTTGTGCTTCCTGCGATTAAAACTCTTAATGCAGAGAAACGCGACTTTCTCACTCAAGGCCATAGAGCCGCGTCACCTGTGCTCCTCACCACTGAGGACGGCCTGATCGGCTTCAGTATGCGCCCCGGCGCAATGAACCAAGGTGGTTGGAGCCCTGATGGCAAGCCGCTCGTGGGTACGCTGCCCGTGGGTGACATCGCCGTGACCAAGGAGATGATGGATGAGGAGCGCGGCCTCATTGACAGCGCCTTCCTCGTGGACTTGTTCAAAATCCTCCTGGGCGATCCCAAGATATTCACCGCCACTCAAATAGTGGAGATGATGGCCCAGCGCGGCATCCTGATCGCACCCCAGCTAGGCAGGCAGCAATCCGAGTACCTGGGTGCGATGATACCCCGTGAAATCGACCTGCTCAGCCAAATGCGCGTGAAGGGTAGGCCAGTGCTGCCAGAGATGCCCGTAGTGCTGCGCGAGGCAGGTGGCGAGTATCAAATAGTGTATGCCTCCCCGCTGGCACGCGATCAGCGTTCGCAGGAGGTGGCGGGCTTCCAGCGTTCGCTCGCCACAGCGGCAGAGGTTGCCAACGTGACCGGCGACCCAGCGGTATTCGACGCATTCGACTTCCCGGTAGCCCTACCTGAGATCGCTCGTATCCAAGCGGTGCCCGATAGCTGGATGAGCGGCCCCGAGGCGATAGCGGTAAAGCAACAGAACCGCGCTCAGCTACAGCAGCAGCAGATGGCAATTCAGGCCGCACCTGCTGAGGCAGCGTTGCAGAAGGCTGGTGCAGCACGCGCTAAGGCAGGGCTAGCGGCATAATGGCTAAGATCACCGCAAAATACGCTCGTGTGCCCCTCGATGCAGCCCGCCATAATTCCGTGGGCGAAATGATAGAGCGCGGCAACACGCGCGGACGCCGCCGCATGGGTACCACCAGCTTTGAGTTTGCCGAGGATGGCGTGCATAAAGAGACATTGCTGGAGAGCGGTGGGCCTGAGAAGGAGGAAACCGTGATCGCTCGCTATCGGCGCACAGGGAAGCATTTGGGAAAATTCGATACTCCTAGAGCTGCTGATGAATACGCAAAGCGGGCGGCAGGTAGAGCGAGGAAACGTGATTAAGGTTTTTAGAGTGCGCGGCCAAAGCAAACTCATCACCGGCATAGAGGGCGCATTCGACACGCGCGAGATTGATGAGTATATGCTCTCGCACCCTCGCTCAGCGGTGGTGACAGCCGCCGCCTTGGATGATGTGACGCTGTTCATTGTGGTGAATGAGCCGGATAAGCGATGACACGCGAGCAGATGATTGATGAGGCGGTGCGGCGTGTGTACAGGCCGGGAGGATTTGTCCCTGTGCCCAAGAAGTTGATGCGCTCATGGTGGTACATGCCCCATGAGGAGTTTGTGGCGCAGGTTATTGCCCCCGCTGTGCGCATCGAATTTCATCATCTCTGTGCATTAAAACAGCAGGGATGGGGGGTATGAACTTCCAAGAAGCCCTATCGCGAACGCTGGACTATCTACGCAGCAACAAGCTCGCCTATGTATTCACCTTCCGCCGCGATCAGCCCGCCAATATGGCCGTGCTGCGCGACCTAGCCAAGTTCTGCCGCGCCAATGAGACCGCCGCAGTGCCGGGGGATCACGATAGGACATGGGCATTGATCGGGCGTAGGGAAGTTTTTCTCCATATTACTCAGTACATGAATTTGACGCCCGAGGAGTTGTACGACCTATACGGTGGACCAAAGCCGCCCCAACAACGGAGAACGGACAGCGATGAGTGAAGCAGGAGCAGGCAATGCTGGAGCTACAGGCGATACTGGAGTGGCTGGAGGAGCTGGCACAGCAGGACAGGGTGCTACGCAAGGAGGAAGCGGGGGAAATGGCGCACAAGCTCCGTGGTATAATGGCGCGGATAGCGAGACCGTGGGCTACCTCCAGAACAAGGGATGGGACAAGCTAGCCCCTGACAAAGCCGCCCTAGCGGCGCTCAAGAGCTACCGCGAGGCGGAGAAGCACCTCCACACCCCACCGGATTTGCTGGTGAGGATGCCCAAGGACGCCAACGACACCGAGAACTGGAACAAGCTGCACGCTCGCTTGGGTGTGCCAGCCGATGCGAAGGAATATGATTTCAGCGCAGTGAAATTCAGCGATGGCACAGCGCTGGATGACAATTTCGTGGAGGTGATGCGGCAGGCGGTGAAGCAGTCCGGCGTATCAAAGGATCGCGCCCCCGAACTGGTGCGCTCAGTGGTGCAATTCATGGAGAAGGCCGAGCAGCTCGACACCGCCGAGTATGAGACCAAGCTGAACGCTGAGCGCGAGAGCTTGAAGATCAATTGGGGCAGCAACACCACCGCGAACATGATGATTGCTGAGGCCGCCGCAGCCAAGCTGGGCGTGAAGCCCGAGGAGGTAGGCGCGCTGGAGAAGCAGGTAGGCTATGCGCGCGTGATGGAAATGTTCCGCAACATCGGCGTGCGCATGGGCGAGGACAAGTTTGTGTCAGGCAGCATGGGCACCGGCCCAGGGGGCGTGATGAGCCGCGAGCAGGCCGCCGCTACCCTCTCCGAAAAGCAATCCGATAGCATGTGGACAAGCAGGCTGTTCGCAGGCGATCCCACGGCGAAGCGTGAATTTGAAAATCTCACTCGGTTGATGGCTGGCAATTAGTGCGCCTTAGGTACTTTCCGCAATGGTTAATGTCACAATTATATGCTAGGGCTGCGCGCGTGATTACAATTCAAAACGCCACCATCAATATCAGCGCTGACTTGGAGGCGCTCAACATAAAGGTGCAACGCATCATGGCAAGCCTTGATGAAACCCTCGCAGCCGTCACCGCAGCCAACACCAAAACCGACAGCTTGATTGCGCTGTTCAAGGGCCTCAAGGCGCAACTCGCTGATGTACTCAGCGGCGTGACATTGCCACCCGCAGTGCAAGCCAAGATTGACGCGATGTTCGCGGAAGCGAACGCCTCAGTCGCGGAAGTGGATGAAGCGATCACCGAGAACGTTCCTCCCACTCCGTAAATCCATATTGACACCCAGTGGGCTTGCGCATAATGCTGATGCTCAAGCTCACTGAGCTAAGACTGCTTAGCCACACCCGATAGCGGCGGCACACAGCAGTAACGGCCCCTCCATAGAGATACGGCCCTCATTAAAGCGGTTTCTAGCAAACCCTTTGGAGGGCCTTATTCATGGCTGACACCGGCCTAACCGATCTCTTTACAGTCCAATTTTCCACGCTCCTGAAGCTCAAGCTCCAACAGAAGGAGAGCTTGCTGCGCGGGCGCGTGATGACGGGCTCGCACACTGGCGCGAAGATGGCCTCGCCCATTCAGTATTTGGGCGCGATGCAGATGCAGACCCCCACGGGGCGCTTTGCACCCAAAACGCACATCGTGCAGGACTACACGCGCCGCTGGATCGTCCCAATCGACAAGGAAGGCGATCAGCTAATCGACAATTTCGATCAGCTCAAAACCCCAATCGACCCGCAGAGCCAGCTTGTCGCACGTGCGGCAGCGGCCTGTGCTCGCCAATGGGACGATGAGGTGATCCGTGCCGCCACAGCTACCGCCACCATCGGTGCAGACAGCGGCTCGCTGACCACCGAGAGCTGGGACACCACCAACTACCAGATCGCAGGTGTGTTCGGCTCAGGTGCCACCGCTTCCGGCCTCACTGTCGCCAAGCTGAATGAGGCAAGGCGCATCCTCGAACACAACCACGCCTTCGACGATGACCCGATGGCAACGCTCGTGATCGGCAGCCAGCAGCACGCCGATCTGCGCAACCAAGCGCAGGTGACGAGCAGCGATTTCACTAAGAACGGCGGCGTGCTGGACAACGGCATTGTCAAGAAGTTCATGGGCTTCGATATCGTGGTCTCCGAGAGGCTGCCCACGATCACCGACAAAACCCCCACCGCCACCCAGCGCGGCTGCCTCGCATTTGGCAAGGGCGGCATCTACCTGGGCATGTGGCTGGATGTGAAAACCGAAGTGTTCCGCCGCCCCGACCTGAGCAGCAACCCGTGGGACATCAACACGATGATCTCGTTCGGCGCGACCCGCACCCAGCTCGGCCAAGTCGTGCAAATCTGCGCGGCGGATGCCACTGGCGCGGACATCACCCCGTAATAACGGCTAGGAGAAACGCATATGCGTGAAGAACTAAAGTCCAATGCCGTGGAAGAGTTCGAGGGGATGATCCAGCAGGAGTTGGAGCGCCGCTCGCAAGTGCAGCGGATCGTTGACCAGCACGGCAACTGGAAGCTGGAACCCGTAGCACGCTCCATTTTCAGCAAGACCGATCAGTACGCGAAGATGGCTACCGAGGGCCTGAAATCAGTCCCGATCACCGCCCTCGATGCCTCACCTATCGTGGCGGGCACCACGGGCATTACCTCAGCGTTCACCCTGCGCGGCATTGACGCCTACATCACCCCGACAAGCGGTGTGACGGTAGGCTCGATCTATCGCATGGTCCGCCTGCCCACCACGGCGAAGATCAAGCGCATCACCTGGGGCGCTGCGGCCATGACCCAAGGCCCATTCGACGTTGGGGTGTACTACAGCACCTCCACGGTGGATGGCACGCCAGCAGCGCTGCTCGGCACGGTGGTGGATGCAGACCGGTTCGCCTCAGCCGTATCAGCAGCCTCGGCAGTGCCCGACACGATCATCACCAACGAGAGCGCCTTGTACCTGCTCAACAGTCGTGGCTTCCCGCTGTGGCAGGCCGCTGGCCTCACCGCAGACCCGGGTGGCTGCCTGGATATCGTGTTCACCTCCACCAACACGATCACCACGGGCGCACTCATGTACGTGCTCGTTGAGTTCAGCGAGTAATCGCGCATGGCGGCGCTTCAAGTTAACGCATCGTTGGGCAGCATCAACCCTAAGACCAACCTGCCCAACGGTGTTACCACTGACCGCGAGGTGAGTGCGGGCACGCTAGCTGCTGCCGCCGCAGTGGACGCCGCCACCCTTGCCGCAGCGGTAGTGGTATTCGAGGGCAACAAGGATGATCTCGTCACCGAGACAGCCGCCCTCACCACCCATTCGGGCGATCTCACCACCCACGTAGCCACGTTCAACACGAGTAAAGGTGGGCTGAACACGCACAACACGGCTGCTGTGACACACACTGGCACGGTGGCGGCAGCCCTAGCGGTGCTTCAGGCGGATGGTGCTTTGCCCACTGAAGCCCATGTGGATGATTTGCAGGTGCAGTGGGATTTGCTCGCTGCCGATCTCGCCTCGATCAACACCGACAACACCGCAATATTGGCTGACTACACCGCAATCGCGGCTGACAAAGATTTGCTTGTCACCGATGATGCCGCTCTCGCTGCCACCAACACCTTGGTAGGCACCGATTACACTGATATAGCCGCAGCGAGCGTGGCTCTCACCGCCGACACAGCCGCCGCGAGTGGAAGTTCAGCAGGCGACGTGAATGTCTCCTGGGACACCACCACCGTGACCACCATCTCGCAGCTCAAGACCGCCCTTGACCAAATACTCAAGAGCGCAGCATCTTCCCTGGCCCCTTAGGAGCCCACAGCTATGGCCTATGTGAGTTATGGGTTGAACCGCAACATCGCCTACATGAACCCCGCGCTGATCGACATCGGCACGGATGATGGCGGCGCTGGCAATGATGTGACGCTGTGCTTCAACCTCGCGAAAGCCCTGACCACCGAGGATATCATCCTCATCCTCGCCGCATTTCAGCGCAGGCTGGAGAATGGCGCATATGGCCCCTCTGATGTTCTGAACATTTAGGCGAGCGATGCGCGCACCCGAAAGCTTTTGGATACAAAACCTAGACGCCACCCCCGCGAACATTCTCATCAAGGGCGGCGTGTACGTGCTTGATGCCGTCGCAACATGGGGCGGTGGCTCTCTCACGCTGACAAGGCGCGGTCCCAATGGCAGCACCTACTTGACGGCAGCCACCGCGCTCACCGCCGATGGCACGAGCGGCGCAATCACCCTCCCCCCTGGCGAATACCGCTTCACCATCGCGACCGCAACCGCAGTCTATGCGAGCCTAGTTCGCGTTCCAGGGGAGTAGCTCCCCGTGGCGTTTCAGCCAGCCAACTTTCTTCTCGGCATTCCTGGCACAGTGTACGGAGCAATCGTCTCCACCGGCTCAGCGCCCGCAATCACCAGCGATGGTGGTGGTGCGACAGCCGATGTGAGTGTGAACACGGGCGACACCGCTGTAACCACCGTGACCGCCACCGGCACAGGCACCGAAACATTCAGCATCGTGGGTGGCGCTGAGGCAGGCATGTTCACTATCAACCCCGCGAGCGGAGCGCTCGCCTTCGCTGCAACCTCAGTGGACGGTGAATACACGGTGATCGTGAAGGCTGTGAACGATTGGGGCAGCGACACGCAGACAATCACCGTGACAGTTGAGGCAGGTGGCTACCACGCCGACGCAGTGCATTTTGACGATGCCAAATTCGTCAGTAATGCTGCCACGATAGCAGATTCACGGCTTGGCCTTTTTAGCTTTTGGGTTGATTGGCCCAATATGACCGCATCAGCGATTGTTATTGTGCGCGAGAGTACGGGCGGATTATGGACTATCACAATCGTCAACGAAGGACTTGGCTCAGGTACTGTGATCTGTTCATTTATTGGTACGTTAGGCGAGGAATTTACCTTTGAGGTTAATCCGACCACTGTGCCGGAAGGTTGGGCCAACGTTCTTGTTGCGGTGGATACAAACCACCCGGCAGGTCAGAAAATTGGACAGATCACTATAGGTAGGATCTCGCAAACGGTAACCGTTACCGGGGACGAGAGTGCTGCTTTCGACATTGATTGGGGTGATGCTCTCCAGATCGGCCAAACCGGCGCAAGCCCGCCGCGCGTATTCGATGTTGCGGAAGTGTATGAAAATTTTGCTGAGTATCTTGACGTTTCTCAGACGAGTGTGATGGACAAATTCTCAGACAGCAGCGGCAAGCCAATATCGCTTGGCGCGGATGGAAGTCTGCCGACAGGCACACAACCGGCAGTTTACGGCGCAGGTAACGCAGCGGCCTTTATGGCCCCAAACCTCGGAAGCGCAGGGGCATTCACTAAAACCGGAAGCGTCACCAATTCCAGCACGAGCCCGAGTGATTAGATGGCTACCCCAACCGACGTAGTGAACCGTGGATTGCAGCGAGTGGGCAGCAAGCTCATCGCCGCAGGGGCGCTCACCACTGAAACCTCAAAGCAAGCTGAGCAAGCACGCGCGCTGTACGATATATGCCGCAGCGCAGAGTTGAGGCGCAACGTGTGGCGCTTCGCGATCCGCACGGTGGCGCTCAGGCCGCTCACGAGCGACAGCCGCCGTGTCACCTTCCCCGCGTGGGCCACGGGCACCGTCTATCAGGTGGGTGCTGTAGCCACGAATGGCGGGGTGGTGTGGCAATCGGTATTCCCCGACAAGGTTGCCACCGTCACGATCTCCAATGCCACACCAGCAGTAATCAGCCTCACCTCGCACGGCATGATCGTGAACACGCCATTCCAGCTCTCCACCACGGATGCGCTGCCCACAGGCTTTGCGGTCGATACCACCTACTACATCATCGCTGCGGGTTTCGGTGCTAACAGCTTCCAAGCAAGCCTCACGTTGGGCGGTGCCGCCATCAACACCACTACAGCGGGCTCGGGCGTGCACACGATCACCGCTGGCATGAACACCGCCCAAACCCCCGCCGACAGCCCGCCCACATACTGGACCCGCTATTTCGGCCCGCTCACCGCGACCGAGCACGATGCGGATTTGAGCTACCTGCAAGGTGAGATGGTATATGTGAGTACCGCAGTGTACCTCTCACTCATAGGGAGCAATGAGGACACACCCCCTACGGCGGATTGGCGGCTGCTCACGGGTGCCACGCTGAGCACGGTGAGCATTATCTACCCCATCAACGCAGGGCCGAACGCACAGAGCACGAGCAGGCAGGTGTACATGCTGCCCAGCGGCTTTATGCGCATTGCGCCGCAGAACCCCAAGGCAGGGCAGGCGCTCTATCTCGGCGCACCTGACGGCCAATTCCTCGATGACTGGAATTTCGAGAATAACTGCTTCGTCTCGAATGACCCAGGGCCGCTCATCGTGCGTTTCGCAGCCGAT